CTAAAGGTCAAAATTATAAAGTACCTAATAATTATTTAATAACTTCAGAAGAATATGAAGCTATTAAAATAATTAAAATAATTAAAAAAAATAAAAAAAAGAAATTATAGTATTTAATTATATTATTTAATTATATTATTTTAATGCTTTTTTTGCTATTGGAGCAAATGTGTGAGCAAATTCATGTGCAACATCTTTAGCTATATCTGGTTTAAATATTAGTAAACTTATAAACATTAAAATTGATATAATTATAACCATTATTTTAGGTGTTATTATTAGATTAAGATAATTTTTAAGTCTTTTATGAAATGGTTCTTGTTCTACTTTTAATGAATTTAATATTTCGTTTAATTTGTCATCTAATTCTTGTCTACTTATTGATTCTTCTAATGTTCTTTTCTTTAATGATAATATATCTCTTATTATTTCTTTAACAATTTCTTTAAAATTTTCATTTTGAGTTTTAAGGGAATCTATAGACGACTCAAAATATTGAATTACTTCTTTAATATCTTTAAAATCAGAACTTATTTGTATTAATGCAGCAATATTAGAAGTATCAGGTATATTTTTTAATTCTGTCTCAAACTTTTTAAATATATTATTTATTTCGTCATCTGTAACTTTCACATAAAATTCCTTTTTTGTTTATTTATATTAAAACATTAAAACATTTAATGAAGTTGTAATTCTGTTAAAAAAATAAATCTTATTCCTTTTTCTTTACAAAATTCGCCAGCTGCTTTCCATTTTGCTGAATTTATAGCGTATGTAGTAAGTGCATTTTTATAATTTTTTTCTGATTTTAAAGTTTGTTTTTTAGGTTTTTTAGGAGGTTTTGTTTCTCCACTTGATTTTATTTCTATTAAAAAAGTGTCACCAGATGTAAAAGTTATCAATAAATCTGGGTAATATCTATGAACTTTATTATCTGTTGGTTTTATGTATTTTATAGCCAGCGGTTCAACAGTCCACGATTTAATTTTTGGATTATTATCACAAAATATAAATGCCTTTTCTTCCAAACCAGATTTGAATTCTACAGAACCAATACTTTCATTAAAACTTTTCATATAATCGTCGTGTGGTTTTATAAACTTATCTATATTTTTAAGTTTATACCACCCTTTTTTATTTCTATATCCTGCCATATTTGTCCTTTAAAATAAATTATCAACCCCACTAACAATATCCGTTCCAGTTGTACCTAATATACTTCCTATTAGACCAGAATTATCATTTTTAATTGGTATAAATTCCGAGTATGTAAAGTCTATACTAAATTCAGATAATGTTCCTGTATCACTAGCATCTAACTCAACAGTTCCTAAAGTAGTCGGATATGCGTTTTGTAACTTATAACCATACACTTTTTCACCGTTATTTCCTAATTGCCATATATTAATATCTGTTTGATATATAGGATGTCCAGATGTGCCTTCAAACGCATTTATCATAAAAGACATACCACTATCTGTTTCAAAAGATGTTTTTAATGTATTTGCAGCCTTAACAAGTCCATCAACACTTTCCATTAATTTGCTAACACCAGAACCCAATTTTCCTATAAGACTACTATTTTTTGGTTTAGTTTGGTCCACAAGATATAACCAATTATCAAATAATTGTCTAAGAGACATTTGACTATCATCTACTACAGATATATTATATAATCCTGCAAATGTAGTTTCCGCTCTCATATTATATTTTCTACCTAAATGAAAGACAGATGTTGTGCTTATAGTTCGTTCTGGTAATGATGTAGCTCTACATAATATGTTTAATTTTTTACCATTACTTCCTGGAACTGGTACTTCTAATAAATATTTTGATTTTCTTAATCCTAAACCAGGACCTAAATTTTTTCTTAATCCTAAACCAGGACCTAAATTTTTCTTTAAGTCCGCTATTGTAAATGCTGCGCTCATATTTTATCCTAAAAATTCATTTTTTGTTGTGCCAATAGTTTTACCTAATACATTTTGGACTTTTTTGTTTCCACTATCTAACATATCTACAGCACTTCCTGCTGATTTATTTATGCTATCTAATGGTAAATATCCCATTGCTTTATTAACAAGAGCATTTGCAGCACCTTGTATAGTGTTTAGTACAGAATTAGCTACATCATTTGAATTAGCACCATCTTTTTCTAATTGTATGATGTTATAATTTGTATATGAAAATGATACAGTATATTCTGATATTGTTGATATACTACTTGACCCTAAATTCACCTGAGAAATTTCTTTAGGGAAAATATTATAAAATTCGTATCTTACTTCGTCTATATCACCGTCAAAATTTAATTGAGTTATAGATATTGTTGACATCATAGCATTTGGTCCATTGACTTGGTGTTTATTTTTTAAAATAATTGTTTCTTTTGGAAGAGTTTCGCTATAATTATCATAATTTAAAGCCAACATCCATTCTTCGAACATCCTTTTAAATTTATGTTGAGGGTCTAAATAAAATGTTAGATTTATGGATTGGCCAAATTTTTCTTGTCCTGGTATTGGAATGTTTCTGCCTTTGTGTTTTAAAACAATAATATCGTTTGATTTTGTTGGTAATTCTGTTGCTTTACATATAACATCAAGTTCTTTCTGATGGTCTGCTATACCATCTGGAAACATTATTTGTGCTCTATATTTAGACGGTCTTGCTCCATCATCTAACACATTATTCATAAGATTTTGTATAATATCGCTCATATGACCTCTTTTATGTATTTTTAAGTATTTATAATAGTTTGATTGATGTATAAATACTTAAAAGGAATACATATTGCAATTATCAAAAATAATTAATACTGTCAATTCTACAAGATGGACACAGATAAATAATTTTTATATAAACATACATTTTTCTCCAGGTGCTAATGGTGTTGGGCCGATAAATTTTGCTAAGATGTGTGGATGGGATACTGTTACCAACGAAGTATTGAATGCTAGTTTAATTAGTACAACAACTCCTCAATTTCAAAATGCAACAGTTAAACAATATGTTCAATATGAGTGGAGATTTCATCAAGGAAGAGATGAACTATACAGATTTTCTATGACTTTTCGTGATTCTGACCAAATGCATTTATATAATGTATTTAAAACATTATATTTGAAAGGGAAACAACAATATTATGATAATATTAAAATGAATATAGACATTATGGCAGATAATGCATTTGGTGTGAAAGCTACACCAATATATAAAACAAGTACTGCTATAATAGAAAGTGTATCACAATTACAATTTTCACATAATACAGAAAACCAGATAGCAGAATTTACAGTAAACTTCATATCAAATACATTAGAACCTAGTGTTTAGAAATAATAAATAAATAAAAATAAAGGCAGAAAATGAGTACAAGAACATCAATGAGTCCATCAGAAATGATGAATGGAACTAGCGTAAAACTAAATACAGAAAATAATACAGAAAATGTTAAATCTGATGTAGTAAAAGTTGAAAGCACATCAAAAACAAATGCTACATATTTTAGTATAAATTTAGGACATAAAACAGTAATGGCAAGAAAATGGAAAGCTAAAGATAGAAAAAACTTTAAAAAATCTGTTAAAGTTAGTGATGATATAGATGTAAGTATCATTAATGAATTGGTAATAAATTGTTTAGAAAATCCAAATGAAGCATTGTCAAATGAAGAATTACAATATATATTGATTGAAATAAGAAAACATTCTATATCTGATACTATAGATTTTGAATATATTTGTAGTAATTGTGAAAAAGATAACAAAGAAATTGTTAAAATTGATGACATCAACAAACCTAAATGGGAAAATTGGGGAATAGTTAATGGTATTGAATTTGGTAACATTGCAAACGCTAAATTTTATAATGATAATAAAGACGAAGAAGACGATATAAAAGAAATAGCATTTCATACAATGTCTATAAATGGTGAAATTGATAAAACTTTTGACGAAGTTGTTGAATATTTTGATGATATGGACATTAATGAATTTGATGTAATTTTAAATGAATTTAATAAAATGAAATTTAGTATAGATAATACTAAAGAGTTTAAATGTGAATGTGGGCATACACAAATATTTGAATTTGATGAAATACCAGGATTTTTTCCAGACAGCTGGTTAAAATAAAAATATGAAAAAAGTTCTAAAATATAATAATAAAGTTATAACATTATTACCATACAATACATTAACAGAACGAGATATATTATTATATACTTCTGGCGAATATGATTTTGAATCATTAATGGATATAGTAAAGGATAATATACATATAAATCCACCATTTACATATGATGAATTGACTTATAATGAAAAATTAAATATATTATTAGAACTTAAGAATGGTAGTGTAGGAGAAGTTTTTTCATTTATTAAAAAATGTGACAAATGTGGTAATAAATACGAAACAAATGTTTCTTTTAATAATGTGCTGAAAGAAGGACATTTAGAAGACTTTAAAGGTATAAAATTAAAAGAAGCATTCAGCGATAATTATAGTGATTATACAGAATTGGATATAGACGAATTAGATATAGATGTTTATGATGAATTAATAAAATACATAGATAATAACAAAACTTATTTTGATTTTATAACGGAAACAAAATGTGAACATTGTGGTTATATAAACAAATTAAAATTGACAGAAAAACATTTAGTAGAAAATTTAAGTGAAGACACACTTGCAAACTTTTACCAATCAATATCTTCTATGGTATATTATGGCAGTTATTCAAAATTGGATATAGACAGTATGTTACCTTTTGAAAGGTCTATATATTTGTCATTATTAAATGAAGAAATAAAAAAATCTAATCCTGGAGAAATGTAATGTCAGCTATCACAGAAGAAAAATTATTAAGAACTTTAATACACAGAAAAAAAGTAAATGAAGAAAAAATACTAATTTATAAAAAATCTAATTTATTAGACTCTAATGACAAGGTTAAAAAATTAGAAGAAGAATTGACTTTACTTAATATATCTATAGACAATCTTCAAAGCGAATTTAATAAATCTATTTTATCTAGTGACGACCTTGATTTACAAAAAAATGAAGCACTTGAAAAAATAAAAAAAGAATTAGAAGATAAAGATGTTAAAAAATTATTAGACGAAAGTTTAAAAAATCCAATATCAAATGAAGTAGAAGAAGCTGTTAAAAAATTAAACACTTCAAAAAATAATAAATTAAATGACAGAAAAAAAGAAGTTTTAAATGATACTATTTCCGCTATAGATGAAAAAAAATCTAAAAGACAACAAGGTAAAGATGCTTCTAAAAAAGAAAAGGAAGGACCTAGTACATTAAAAAGAACTCTTATTCATTTTAAAAACAATGCATTATATAAAATTAAACCAAAAACAAAAGGAGCAATTTTAGCAAATATAGATGCTTTAGATAATGAAAAAGCATTTTGGGAAAATAGAATAGTTCAATATAAGCACAAGTTATTAGTATTTGGTGACCGTAAAAAACTTATAACGAGTGCTGAAAACAATATAAAAGAAATAGATAACAAAATAGATGATGACAAAAAATTATTAATTAAAAAAGAAGATAGTGTTGTTGCTAAATTAAAAAATGCAGCGTATAAATTAACAGGTGCGGAAACTGCTGACGAACAAAATGAACACAAAGAAACATTAAAGTCTGCAGATATAAAACTTAAAGAAATAGAACAATTAAAAAGTGTAAAATATTCATCTGAATCACTTAAAAAATCATCACAAAAAGATGAAGAAATAAAAGAGAAAAAAGATGAAGAAAAAATACAAAAAAGAGATGAAAATGTTGAAAATTCGTCAGAAACTGTTGAAAATGAACCAAAATCACCTGATTTTTTAATAAATCACGAAGTAGAAAAAGAAAATAAAAGTTTAGAAGAAGCATCAAAAGCAAAAACACATAAAGAAATGAAGTCTGAAGGTGTTCAAGCTGTTAGCACTATTGTTAAAAATAGAGAAAATAATACTATAAAAGT